ATCTCCACTGAATAATAAATGAGCAATTGTTAATGCTCGGTTAATGCACAAAACTAAACCCAATATTTCTTTACCCATTCCCTGAGTGGTTAAAGGAATACAGATAACTCATGCTGCCACTTCGTTCTCACCGCGTACCCTACGCACACGAACTGGCGGCATTTTTATTTGCGACTGTAGAGATATGGCTAGGGTTAATTTATATGCTGGACAAAAGTCATAAACTCCTTGTCTTTCAATATGTTGCTTGTGCGCAAGGGGCTGGACAAAACGACTTAACCATCTGTTTTTACATAACTCTTTTGTGCGCACCTCTTCAGGTGTATCGATACACCTTTGCGCCGGGTTATCGCCGTCTGTCGGTATTAGCTATGACATGTCTCCTTTTCATCGAGCGTACTGACTGAATCAAAAATAACCCATGCCCCTGAGAATAACAGGTCATTATCAGCAACATCCGCTGTAGGCAGGCAAAGTGATGTGACAGCCGGAGAGACGGCTTACATTGCCATCATGATTCACAGAGTAGTGATAGCTATGTAGTTAAATGACCAAAGTCCGATTATCGGACATTGCCCATATTTAGGGGGTGACGCGTGACTTATGCAGAACTTTATATCGTCCCGACTAAAAAAGTACGGGGTTATATAAATCAGACCAGTTATTTATTCTGAATGAGGCAAAAACAATGATGATAATTCACATTAATGAAGATGGTAGCACATCGGTACAGACAGCTAGATACATGGCATCTTACGATAAAGAAGGTGTACGCACTGGGGTTATCGGGTTTACCGAATCCGCCCCTAAAAGTATTACTCTTCACAATGCATTCAAGTCGAAAGCAGATACAGCGCGGATTGCTAGCACTGACGATAAAATTGAGGTTCGTGACTTGGAAGGACAGATAAGGACTGTTATTGGTTCTCTGCAATCAATCAAAGCAAGCTATGATGATCACATCCGTCAGATAGTCCGTGAAGAATTACGTCAGTTCGTGACGCGTGAATTGATGCCTGGTGGGTTACTTTCAAGATAAGGAAATAAAATGGCTAGGCCGGACTGGGGCGAGCTTAAAAATAAGTTCCTATCTGACCATGCCGAAACGGGTGTATCACCGAAAGAATGGTGTGAGTCTCAGGGATTAAATTATTCAACCGCCCGAAGGTATATCAAATATCCAACTGCGCACAAAACTGCGCAAAACGAAACCCGCAAAGTGCGCAATTCAAAAAAGCGCAATTCCAACACCGCTCCGCCTTTTGAGATTGGCAACAACGTAGCGGTAAAGCACTCTGGTTACTCTAAATATCTGCCTGATTCAGAAGAGCTGTTTGAAGATGCGGCAGAGCTGGATTTGGCTCAGGAATTATTGTTTGTTCGGGCAAGAACATTGTCAGTGACAAACATCCTTGGCAAGTTGCGCACTGATTTTGAGTCGGCCGAAGATTCGGAATTACGTGGTGATATTGCAAAACAGATTATGGGTGCTGAACAGGCTCTAGATCGCAATATTGCGCGCATTGAATCCATAGAACGTACTTTAGCGAGTCTTGATATTGATCGGGCCACGCTACCGAAAGTGATAGCTGATACTGAATTCAGGTTAGCGGTAACACGTAAAACGAAACTTGAAGCAGATAAACTGCAAAAAGAAATCGATACAGAAAAAGAGCAACCTATAAAAAGAATGGAGGTGATAATTGTCGGGGAAAACAATCAGGGCGACACTGACACCACCTCAGGGTAAGTTTTTCAGTCTCCGGTGTAAGTATCCGGCGTTTGTTGGCGGGTTTGGCACCGGTAAGACTGAAACAATGGCTGTTTCTGCTTTTCGAGATGCATCTCATTCATCTAATGCGCTGATAGCTATGTATGAACCAACCTATGATCTAATACGGCTTATCCTTGCGCCTCGCATGGAAGAGAAATTATCTGAGTATGGCATTCGCTATAAATACAATAAGTCAGAAAACATTATCTATACTGCCACTTCCGGTATTGGTGATTTTGTTCTGCGTACACTGGATAACCCAGCACGTATTGTCGGGTATGAGTCTTATCGGGCGCACATTGATGAAATTGACACACTAAAAGAACAGCATGCAAATGATGTTTGGATAAAAGTTATTGCCCGTAATCGTCAACGTCCGTTTGGCATAGAGAAGCCATTTAACCGGGTAAGCGTCTACACCACACCCGAAGGATTCCGCTTTGTATATAAAACATGGAAGCGTAACCCTAAAGACGGTTATCAAATGGTTCAGGCGTCTACATACAGCAATCCATTTTTACCCAATGATTATGCGGACTCCCTGAAGGCAAGTTATCCGCCTCAATTAATCGATGCTTATCTTGACGGTGAATTCGTTAACCTGACAAGCGGAACGGTTTATCACTGCTATGACAGGAAAGAGAATAGCAGTACGGAAACGGTATTAGGCAATGAACCAATATTTGTCGGTATGGATTTTAACGTTGGCAAGATGGCGGCGATTATTCATGTGAAGCGCTCTGGGTTGCCTCATGCAGTAGACGAAATAATAGATGGTTACGACACACCTGACGTTATCAAAACACTGCAAAACCGGTATTCAGAAAACAAAATTCACGTTTACCCAGATGCCAGCGGCAATAGCCGGAAGTCAGTTAATGCATCAGAGACTGATATTGCCTTGCTCAAAAGAGCCGGGCTTACAGTTCATGTCAATGGCACTAATCCATCAGTAAAAGATCGCGTTAATTCAATGAACGCCATGTTCCTGAATGCCGAAGGGGAAAGGCGTTATTTCGTCAATGCTGATAGGTGCCCTAATTATAGCGAGTCGCTGGAGCAGCAAATCTGGTTACCCTCTGGTGAGCCGGATAAAACAGCAGGTTTTGACCATGCCAATGATGCAGGTGGTTATTACATTTCATTTGAATACCCCATTGTGAGATCTGATCTCACTAAGATAATCAATTTCAACTGGAACTAACATGAATACAAACGTTGATTACAAACATCCGGCGTACACCGAATTTTTGCCAGAATGGAACATGATCGGCGATTGTGTTGATGGCGAACGGGTTGTTAAGAGTCGAGGTGAAAAGTATCTACCGCATCCGGCGGATAAGAAAAACAAAGATGACCCAAGTAATGAGCGCTATAAAAAATACCTGCTCCGGGCGTCTTTTATTAATGCCACAGGGCGGACACTGTTTGGGTTGCTCGGTATTGCCTTTAATAAGCCTGTCAAAGTGAATATCGCTGGTGGTATTGAATATTTGGAAACAGATATCGATGGCGAGGGGCAGCCGTTAACGCAGATGATACGAGATTCATTATCTCAAGTCCTACAGCGTGGGCGTGCTGGATTATTAGCTGATTACTCCGGTTCGGGTATTCAGTCAGAGGCTGAAAAAGGCCGTCCGTATATTCGTTTATTCACAGCAAAGCAAATCATTAACTGGCGGGTAACTAACGGAAAAACATCACTGGTTGTTGTCCATTATCAGGAGCCGAGGGACTCTGATAATTTCGAGTTACAACTGATTGATTGCTGGGTTGAGCTGAGGCTTATTGAAGGCAAGGCGTATTCACGAAACTGGTATAAGGAGGGCAGTGTGATTACGGGGGAATGGGTGGGGCTTAAAGACGCCTTCGGGTTGCCGTTATCTGAACTCCCGTGGGCGTGGATTGGCTCAATGAACAATGATCACACGCCGGATGCACCACCGCTGGCCGATATTGCCTATGTGAATATCAAGCATTATCAGGCGGAAGCCGATATCGCAGAGTCAGCGCATACAGTCGGACAGCCGATGGTGGCGCTCACTGGACTGACCGATGAATGGGCAGACAAATATTTCCGTGATGGTTTTACCGTTGGTTCGCGCAATGGTGTTCTTCTTCCTCAAAACGGCGATATGAAGTTCGCCCAGCCGGAAGAGCGTAATATGCAGATAACGGTGGCGGAACGAAGGGAAAAGCAAATGGCGATGCTGGGAGCTAAGTTAATTGAGCGTGGCACTTCTGCGCGTACCGCCACCCAAGCACAAAATGAGGCGCAAACAGATAACTCTATTTTGTCTCTCTGTGCCGGTAACGTGGAGCAGGCGTTTAACCGGGCATTGCAGTTCTGTATCCAGTTTGCCGGTGTGGGTGAGGCCGCTATTGAGCTGAATAAAATTTATGATACCGCTCAACTTGATTCTGCGGCGATCTCCACGTTGTTATCTGCTGTTCAGTCGGGCGAGATGCGTAAAATTGACTTTATTCGCTATCTGCAAAGTATCAATATTGTCCCTCAGGATGAGCAGCCGGAAGATATCGAAGATCAGCTGAGAAACAAAACACCTGAAATACTGGAGTGATAAATGAAATCCATCAATAACATGATAATGGATGAATTGATTGCTCATTCCTTGTTCTCGGGACGTTATTCAACCCATGTTGCCCGTAGAATGGTTAAGGCATTAAATGAATTTGACGCAGAATTAACGGCATCTTTGATTGTCGCGCTGGATGATACTCGCCTTGATAGTCATAGCTTTACTGCCCAACGACTGGAGTCATTGCTTTTCAGCGTCAGAAGGATAAATAAAAGTGCTGTTGAGAGCGCCTTTTCGGTGTTATCCAGTGAAATGCTGGAGCATGTGCGTTATGAGATTGGCTACTATCCGTCATTATTTGAATCTTTGCTACCTGATGGGGCACTGAAAAAATACCCACTAATAGGCATTACGGAAGAAATGCTGTATTCCTCTGTGATGTCTCGACCGTTTCAGGGGAAATTGTTATCAGAATGGGCGGAGGGATTGGCGGCAGACCGCATGGTCAGGATCAATAATGCGGTTCGCAATGGCTATTTACATGGCAGCAGTGCGGTTGAAATAGGGCGTAAAATCAGGGGGCATGCCAATCAGGGGTACAAGGATGGCGCACTGCAAATAAGTCGTGCCAATGCAACCAGTATCGCCAAAACAGCGATAAGCCATTTACAGGCAACCGCAAGAGAACAGTTTGCAAAAGCTAACAAGGATATTTTCGATTGCAAGCGCTGGGTATCAACATTGGATAACAAAACGTCCAATGATTGCATTATCCGTGATGGGTTGAAATACACACTGAGTGATAAGCCTATCGACCACAAAATTCCTTACCTGCAAGGCCCCGGTAAAATACATTTTAATTGCCGTTCAATGGAAACGCTGGTGGTGAAATCATGGCGGGAGCTCGGTATTGACGCGAATGAAATGAGTGAAGGTACAAGAGCATCAATGAATGGTCAGGTGCCGGAGAATACCACCTTTCTTGCGTGGATTCAGCGGCAACCTGCATGGCGGCAAAAGCAGGTATTTGGTGAAACTCGCTATCGTCTTATGAAAGAGGGTGGTATGCATCCATCAGAGTTTTACACAGATAAGGGGGAGTTTATCTCACTGGATACACTTAAAGAGATAGACGAACAAGCGTTCAGAGAGGCTGGCTACGTATAGCCGGTAAAAAATTCACAAGGTCACTTCGGTGGCCTTTTTTATTGTCCGCAGTCGGTGACTGCATCATCAAGACCTGAGGTTGACGATGTTTAAATTTGCATTAACAAAAGAAGAGTTTGAGGCCTTAACTGATGAACAAAAAGCCATGTACAAAGCACAGGGTGACAAATATCAGTTACAGATCGAAGGGATGCCTGAAATACCTGATGTTTCTGGTTTGCAAAAGAAAGTGGATGAACTGCTTTCTGAGAAGAAATCAGAGCAGGAAAAACGCCGTCAGGCAGAAGAGGCAGCGAAGAAAGCCGCAGAAGAACAGGCCCGCAAAAATGGGGATATCGAGGCATTGGAAAAAAGTTGGTCTGAAAAACTCACCGCACGTGAAAAAGAGTTGTTGACCCAACTTGAAGCGAAAGACACTAATCTTCGCACTTTGCTGGTGGATAACGTTGCGCAGTCATTGGCGGCTAAATTGGCAGGGGATAGCGCGCCGTTAATTATGCCGCATATTAAATCACGTCTGACAGTCGAAGAGGGGAAGACCCGCGTTGTTGATTCTGGCGGTCAGCTTTCAGCGTTATCTATTGATGAGTTGGAAAAAGAGTTTCGCAGTAACCAATTATTTGCACCGGTAATTATCGGTAGCAAAGCCACTGGAACCGGGGGTGACGGCGGCAAAGGAAAACCACCTGCCGGAGGCGGCGAGAAGCCAAAAAGCACGAATTCATTAGTGGATCGTGCTCGTGAAATCATTGCTAAATCAGAGGAATAATTGAATGTCGTTAGAAATTTTTCAAAAACAAGTCTCCACCGCCGCTACTGAACTGGTTGATCAGGCTGTCCGAGAATTTAACGAGGCATCAGGTGGTGCTTTGGTTCTCGGTAACGGTGATCACATTGGTGATTTTGTGGAACAGACATCGTGGCAATTACTGGGTGGTCTGGCTCAGCGTCGTAACGCCTATGCTTCGGGTAATCTTACCCCGCAGGAATTAGGTCAGATTTTGGATCGCATGGTGAAGGTCGACGGACGTATTGGTCCTGTTTCTGTTACGCCCACCATGATGAAGCGCCTGGGTAAGGATGTCTCAGAAGCCTCAGCGGTTGTCGCCGCTCAGTCTGCGGAAGCTATGCTGCAAGACTACCTGAATACGACAGGCTCGGCATTGAAAGCCGCTATTTCGGGCAATACGGAGGTTATTACCGATCTATCAGCCGAGAAAAAAGCCCCCTCTTTACGCGGCCTGAACCGGGCAACTCGTCCGTTTGGTGATGCCTACTCACGTATTGTGGCGTGGCTAATGGACGGGGCAACGTTCAACGATTTTATGGATGAGACACTGGCAAACGCCAGTAATCTGTTCCAGATTGGTAATGTTGCTATCAAACAGGATGGTTTCGGTCGTCGTTTTGTGGTGTCAGATATTCCGGCATTGGCGGATGGTGAAAAGCAACACTCGCTGGGCTTGGTTGTGGGGGCTGCGGCTGTTCAAACGTCACCGCTCATCATGAAAGCACAGGATGTCCTCGGTACGGAGAATATCAAGGCGCTGATGCAGGGTGAGTACGACTTCACTATTGGTCTGCGCGGTTATCAATGGGCGAAAGATAGCATCAAGTCACCGACAAATGATCAGCTGGGGGCTAAATCCAACTGGAAGCAAATTGTAACCAGCATCAAGGATACTGCCGGTGTTATGGTGACGTTTGGTAAAGATACCACAGCAACGACTACGGTCGACAATAAGTAATCGTAAGGGGCTTAATTGCCCCTTTATTTTGAGGTGAGCATGATTGATTCAGATAAAAACTCGCCAACGTTTAATAGCTACGCCAGTGTTGAGGATTTAAAGCAGTTTGCTGTTCAGCGTGGTTACCATTTATCGGATGATAGCAACCTGCCAGCCCTTTTGTTTCAGGCGATGGACTATCTATCCACACGACAATGGAAAGGGCAGAAATCAATATTGGGGCAGCCATTGGCCTTTCCGAGAAAAGGTATTTATGCCGATGGCGAGTTATTGCCGAGTTATGGAATCCCGGTGCAATTAATACAGGCACAATGCCGTTTGGCGATTGACTCGCTTGAATATGATCTTACGCCCACGGTTGGTGGCGAAGTCCTGTCTGAGACTGTCAGTGGGGCTGTATCAGTAACCTACCGAGAGGGTACTAACTCCGGCACACCGAATATGGTTTGGCTTAATTCTCTGTTACGTGATTTTCTGTCTGATAACGGTATGACATTTCAAGTATTCCGGGGGTAAGCGTGGCAAAGTTTTATTCCAGAATACAGAAAACTTCTGGGCGACTACTCAAGCAATATGGCGCTGAACTTGTCGTTAAGCGCAAAGGGAGACACTGGGTGGATGATGAAGGCCGGGAGCGTAACGAACCGGAACGACAGTTCAATGCTACTGGTGTGAAAGTCAGGTATAACCCGAATGAAATTGATGGCTCACTGATACTGTCTACGGATATCAAAATGGTGTTCTCTTCTGATGTGCAGATAGAGAAAGGGGATTTAGTGCTGGTGGATGAGGTTTGGCTGAGAGTGATTGAGCCTAACCCAGTTAAACCTGCTGATATCGTGCTTTGTTATCAATCCCAACTGAGGACGTGAGATGGCAGATCCATTTATGGCATCCATTGATGCGTTTGTGAATAAAGCCAAAGGTAATATTGAAGCTGCATCGAAGGGAACGTTTATCAAGATATTGTCACGATTGATTGTCATGTCTCCCGTGGGCAACCCTGAGCTATGGGCCGTGAACAGTACGGCAAGAGCTTATAATCAGGCGGTGTATGACTGGAATGAGCAGCAACAATCAGATCCCAATAATTTAACCCCCAAAAGGCGGCAGCTAAAAAAACGGGCTCGCGTCACTGACTCCATGGATATCAAAGCCCCTTCTGGATATACCGGCGGTCGGTTTAGAGGGAATTGGCAGGTGACTTTTGATGAAGTTCCAGCCGAAGAGACCGGGCGTATTGATAAGAACGGAAATCTGACCCAAGCCATCGGTGATCTGATGATTGGGCAGTTTAAAGTTGGCGTTAAAGCAGTCTATTTTTCAAATAATGTGCCCTATGCCTATCGCCTTGAAATGGGCCACTCCAAACAAGCGCCAAACGGTATGGTTGCCGTGACAGCACAGGCATTTCAGAAACTTTTCAGTGAAGCGGTATCGGAAACAAAATCATGAATCAGTCAACGATAAATGAGGCTATTCGTTCGCTGATTGCCAGAATAGCCAAGCAGGAAGATTTGCGCGTGGCGTGGCCCAACATGCCATTTAGTGACATTAACGATCCCTATCTGCAACTGCACATTATGCCTGCAACAACACAAAATATCGGTTTATCGCTGGATATGCTGGTATTTCGTGGTGTCATTCAAGTGAGTGTTGTAGGGAAATCTGGCTCTGGTGAATCAGTGTTAACACAACTTGCCGATCGGATAACTGAATATTTACCGAATGGCTTGTCACTGACTAAAAGCCTGTATCTCAATGATGACCCCAGCGTCTTTCCCTCCATTCAGGATGGCGCAAATTACACCATTCCCATACGTACATCATATCGATGTGATGCAATTCGATAATGGCCGCAATTAGCGGTTTTTTTATACATAAAAGAGGTTAATGATGGCCTATAACATCCCTAATGGCTCTCGTGTTTATCTAGCAAGCGAATACGGAGATGATATTAAGTTCTCCGCAGCGTCTAATGCTGAAGAGGTAGTGCTGACAGTTGGAGCAGCTGTTGGTATCACTAAAGGTGACATTGTTCATGTCAATTCTGGTTGGAAGAAAGCGTCCGGGGCTTACCGTGTCAAGCTCGTCGCAGAAAAAGCCATTACATTGGAAGGATTGGATACGACAGACAAAAATACATTCCCTGCTGGTGGTGGGGCGGGTTCACTGAAGAAAGTATTGTCATGGGAAGTGATGCCGCAAGTTATGACACTTTCCACTGAAGGGGGGGAGCAGCAAACGCAGGAGGTTCAGTTTCTGGAGGATGAGCAGGCTGAAACTATCGACACTTATAAAAATGGCGTTGTTCAGGTTTATACCTTTGCTCATGACGCCAAATTGCCCATTCGTAAACTGCTCATGAAACTGGATGATAGCAAGCAGATTACAGCTATTCGGTTCTTTAATAAGCGTGCTGCCGAAGACCGATATTACACCGCCTCCGTGTCGTTTCAACGTGTACCCAATACCGCTATAAACGAGGTGGAGAACGTGACAGCCCGTTTCTCTCTCAAATCTGATATGCAGATTTACACCAACGCAGAATAATTACAGCCCCGTTATGGGGCTTTCTTTTGAGGATTTTTTATGGCTTTTACACTTGTTCCTAATCCTAAATTCAAAGCAAATGTTCAGATCCCTGTAGCGGGTCAAGAAAAACCGGAAGTGGTGACCTTCACATTCAATCACAAGCCGATCAGTGAGTTGGATAAAATGCGGGAGATGCCGGCTCAGGCATTCTTTGAGCAGATTATTACCGGTTGGGCGATAGAGGAACCTTACAACACTGAAAACCTGAGGTTATTGCTGGATAACTACCCATCAGCAACCACGGCGATCACAACCACGTACTACAACGAATTACTGGGTAATCGGGAAAAAAACTAATCACGGTCGCTGAAGCACTGTATAGCGGGATGAACGCAAAGGATGCCGCTGATTTTCAGCGTGCCTTTGGTTTTATCCCTGAGCAGCTTGATGTTGAAGTCTGGCCTGATGTCTGGGATTCATATCTGGTGTTTAGTGCTATGCAGACACAATGGCGTGTGGGGATGAATGGGGCAACCGGGCTGGACTATTCACCACTAAATCAGGTTATGGATTATCTCAACATCAAAGACAGGGCGACCGTGTTTAATGATATTCGGGTCATGGAAATCAAAGCACTCGGATTGATGCACAAGAAGCAGTAATACCTTTTATGACCTCCTTCGGGAGGTTTTTTATCCCCGAAGGAAAATACAAATGACTGATGTCGCAACCATTTCACTAAAGGTTAACACCTCTGATCTTGAAAGGGGTGAACAAAAGTTAAATTCATTTAAAAATGCGGCGGATAAAGCGAGTGGCTCTACAAATAAATTTGCTAGCCAATCAGAAAAGAGCGCCGTCGCATCTGCGGCCATGGCTAAAGAGATTGATCGGGTACATAAAAATGTTTCCGATTTAGCAATCAAAGAGCAAAAAGCAGCCGCATCTGCAAAGGCTCTTGCCGCGGAGCAAGATAAAGTCGCAGAAGCGTTTTTCAAACAGATTGATGCTATTAAACGCAATGCGACCTCAACAGAGCAGTTAACCAAGATTCAGGCAGAGGCCAGAAAAGCCAGAAAATCTGAGAAATTAGACCTTGAATCTTATCGTAATATTCTGTCTGACATTATCGGCAAAAAGAAACAAATGGCAGAGGCTGATGCGAAACAGGCAGCAGCAGGTCAGGCGTTTCTAACCAGATTGAAAGACCAGATTGCAACTCAGAGCCTCAGTCGTAATGAATTGCTGAGATATAGGGCGGCGCAATTAGGTGTTAGCTCTGCGGCAGATATTTATATTGGCAAGTTAAAAGAAACGAGTAAGGAAACCAAAGGCTTAAGCGGGAAAAATAAAAACATCATTAATGGATTTAAAAATATTGCTAGCGCAATAGGAATGGGTGGCCTACTGCGCGGGGGTGGGATTGGCACTGTAGTAACAGTGTTAGGGAGTGCCGCTAAGATTGCCTATACCGCAGAAAAGGAGTTCACCGAATTCAATAAGCAGCTTATCTTAACAGGTAATTACGCCAACAAAACAGCCGGGCAGCTCAATGAAATGGCCCGTATCATGTCGGGTAATGGTATCTCTCGTTCAGCAATGGCAGATTCTATTGCCAGTGTGGTTGGTACAGGATTATTTAGGGATAACGAAATATCTCGTGTTGCTAAGGCCGCAGCACAAATGAATTACATTACTGGTCAGGCAATTGAAACGACAATAAACCAATTTCAGCGGTTGCAGGACGAACCGTTAAAAATGTCGTTAGAATTGGAGAAAGCTAATCACCATTTGACCGCTGCGCAATTGGAGCAAATTAATACATTAGAACTACAAGGTAATAAAACAGCCGCGGCTAAAATTGCTATCGATGCTTATGCACAATCCATCAATGATGGTGCGAATGATATAACTCAAAATCTAGGTTTCCTTGAATCTGCATGGCTGGGAGTTCAGAACGCAGCTAAAGGGGCTTGGGATGCCATGCTCAGCAAGGGTAGGAAAAGCACTTTAGATGAACAAATCCGTGAAAAAGAAGAGTTACTTAACAGTCTGAATAATTTATTTATCACGCCACAGTATCGACTTGACGGGCTAAAAACTGAAATTGAAGCCCTCAAAGAAGAAAAATTCCAAGTTGATCTCAAGAAAGCGCAGGAGCAAGCCAAAAAGAATAATGAACAGATAGCGATTCAAAATTTTAGAATTCAGCAATTCTGGTATAACCAGTATGCAAGCTGGGAAACCCAAAAAAAGGAAAAACTGGCAAAACTAGAAGCTGATAAGCACGCATTAACAAAGGAACAGTACGAAGAATATAAAAAGATGATCAACTATAAGCACCGTGACCGCAAAATGCCCGGTGCTGGGAAAAAACCTCCTAAGGAGCCTAAGTTTAAAGTTGATGCAGGCACTCGTGCGGATGAAGCAGCAAGGAAAGAGTTACTCTCTCTGCAAGCGCAGTTAAGGGTTCTTGAGAGGCACAAAACGGTTAATGATGTAATTAGCTCTGAGCGCAAGAAACTGCAAAATATGGAAGCAAAATTTGCTATTTTGGAAGAAGCGCAACGAAAGAGAAAGCTCACTCAGAATGAGCAGTCACTACTTCTACAAAAAGAATCCATTTTGGAATCCCATCGTGAGCTTGCTTTTATGGGAGATAAGGTTATAGCTCAAAAACGATTAAATGACCTCAGAGATAAAGCCATAAAGGATATGCAGCAACTGAATGCTGAGACTCGTTTAATGATTGAAACTATGGCGATGAGTAGTAGAGAGGCTGAGCTTTATAGGGCAAAATCACAAGCACAAACTAATTGGGAGAAAGAGGGGGGCTCGATTAGTGATCCGATTTATAGGGAGCAAATCCAAGATATAGAGGCTGATTACGCTAAGAAAGAGAAAATGAGAGAGGATTGGGAAGCCGGTCTTAAAAAGGGTTTCGCTGAGTTCAAAGACCAAGCCACAAATACATATGCCAACGTTGCTCAAATATCACAGACCACATTTGCTGGCATGAGTAACACGATGGCTGATTTTTTGCTTACGGGCAAGGCTGATTTTGCTGGTTTCACTAAATCTATTCTTGAGATGATTACCAAAATGTTAGTGCAAATGGCTATGTTGCAAGCAATGAAAGCGGCATTCGGTGGTACTGAATTTGGTAAGACATGGTTCGGGTTTGCTGGTGGAGGTTACACTGGAAATGGTGGTAAGTATGAGCCAAAGGGCATAGTCCACGGAGGAGAGTTTGTCTTCACCAAAGAGGCTACCCAACGTTTAGGTATTGAAAATCTATATAGCTTAATGAACAGTACGAAACGAGGTTATGCAGCTGGTGGTTATGTCGGCGCTTCTCAGTCAGTGGCTACGAATACTCTAACGCCAAGGATGTACGGTATGCAACCTGCATCTGTAGATAGAGATGCTACGGTGGCATTATATGGTGATATTAATATTGGTAATCAGCAGCAATCAGCTACTAGCACTAATGATGTAGTAGCAGTTAGACGTGAGTTTCAGCAAATGGTTGAAGTCGGTGTTAGTCGGATGCTAAATAATCCAGCTTCTGCATTATATCGAACTATTAAGGGGCGTTAGGGGCATTGGAATGAACTTTAGCCTTATTTGCTTCATTTTTCATCGTTTTTTGACTAAGATTCATATAGTTTGCTCAAATGGAGATGGAGATGGAGATGAAAAGGTTAATTGTTGGGATGACTACAGCTCTAGCTCTGAGCGGGTGTGCTCAGATGACCGATAGTCGCCCCATTCCTGTTATAAATACGGAGCCGGTAACTTGCAATTCAGAGGCAATGTGCAGTTACTTGTGGTCTATCGTGCCTGATAAAATTGGTAAGGCATCTCGAATGAAGGTAAGTAGTGAGAGTGATACCTTTATCTCTACATATCCTGCAATTGATACGAGACAATTAGGCGCGAGAGTGGCAAAAATACAGCAACCCAATGGTGATTATCAAATGAAAGCAACATTTTATTGCCATAGACACGCAACACCCAAGGATTGCGAAAGAGATATAATTGATGCAACGAATTTTTTTAATAAAGTTATGGGACTGTATAAAGCAGACTATTTAAAACGGTGATCTACTACAAGCCCTTATTTGCTTCATTTTGCACCATACTTTTATTAAGATTTATGTAGCTAACTCAGGTGAAGATGAAAATGAAGAAGTTAATTGCTGGTTTTGTTGTTGCGCTGACTTTGAATGGGTGCTCTGCTCAATCCAAAGAGAAAGAACCATTACCTAAAGTGACCGCAGAAAACCAGCACTGCACTGGTGATTCAGAATGTAGTGCTGTGTGGGCGAATGTGCCTGAAAAGCTAGAGCGAATCACAGGAATACGTATTAATACAGTATCTGATACTTATATCTCAACATACTCTCCATCAGATGATAGGTTTTTAGGTGGTTCAGCTACCTTGGTTCCTGTAAATGGTAAAGAAAAAGAGATCAGGCCATCTTTCCATTGTTTGAGATATATGGATGATTACAACTGCCAAAAGTTAACTATATTAGCTACTGATGCTTTCAATGAAGGCATGAAGGGAATTAAAAAAGCATACAATAATCACAATAAATAACAGCTTGGCACTGGCGTTAATCTAAGTTTAATTACACAAACTCTCTTAAGTATGGATTATTGAGCTATGCCTCCTCATTAGTTAGTATTGTATATAAAATTAACAATGAGGAATTGTAGTGAAAAAGCGCGTTACGTGGTTAATTACAGTATGTTTTTTATCCTTTAATGTAATGGCAAGCGATATGCCAAAGCTTGGAGAATGGGATATCACAAAAGAAGTAAATAAGCTCACTGACAAGATAGATTATTTTGCAGTGTTGTCATCAGAGAACGGGGAAGAGTCTTTGGTATTGCGTTGTGAAAACAATACAACAGAAGCCTATATAGCAACGGATGAATATTTAGGAATTGAAAATGATGCTAAGGTGACATTTAGAATAGATAAACAAAATGCAATAACTGAAAATTGGGAAATAGGCGGAAGTAATGATAGTGCATTTTCTCCAAGTCCAGTGCAATTTATAAGAAAAATATATGGTAAGCAAAATATTGTCGTTGGATATATACCAGACGGTCAGATTCAAATAATCGCTGAGTTCAAAATAGACCACATAAATGAGGTGGCAAAAGAGATATCTCAGGCTTGTGGTTGGAAATTGTGAGATAGTAATTTCATATACAGAGATGCAAATTACAGTAAATAGCCCCTTACGGACTTTGCATCTTTGTAAAGCCCTTAGAATAATTCAAGGAGAGAAGTATGAATTTTGAACAACGGAAAGAGCGTGCTATTGCCATCATGGAAAGCAAAAAAATGTGGAGTAGCAACTATGCGCCCCCTTTGCTACGTATATTATGGAAAATGGGCTTCAAGATACCACCACTTCCTTTTGCCTCATTTTGGCAAATTGCAATACCGATGGGAATGTGGTTCGCGCCTATGTGGGGACTTCTTATGTGGTTTTTTGCTTGGCAAGATGAGGGCATGTCACTTACCGGCGCTATTATTTCAAGTATCACTACTGGTATTTTTTTTGGTGTATCTATGGCTGCATATCATCGGTGGCGAAAAAAAGTTAACGACCTGCCCGATTGGGATAGCCTGGATTGAACCTCAATGAACCATGATCTGACAGAAGCCCCCTACGGGGCTTTTTTGTTGGTGGAATATTATCTTCGCGTGTGCTAGCTTATATTCGATTGAATATCGCTCTTTGAACAATTTGGGTGTGCTGACAAAGTACACACTATACTTGAATGCTCTAGGTTTTCTTGGAGCAAGCAGTCCTCTAAAAAAGACTGGCTAATTACAATTAATGCCCCGCCCGTGTGGGGAGTCTTCGTTCTTTAATATCGTAGTGCTGAAAAAGCACAAGCCATCCTAGCGTAAATGCGTTCATCATATTTTCATATATAAATTATAACACGAATTAATAATTCTATGACTTAAGCGGAAACGCTAATCTTTATTTATTCCAAAATCTAAAATTCCACAATTAACCTATGCAATTATTTTGCATCGGTCGTTTTTGCATGTTTTTTTCACAATTAAACCAAATAAAAAAGCCAGTATTCCACTACTGGCTTTTGGCGTCCTATTAAAAGGAGAAAACAAATATGTTGAATATGAATTTAG